GGAAAAACTTTAGCAATTTCTAAAGCCGTGTTTGTTACCAAGACTTTATAATGACGTGTTCTTTCCATTCTATTATTTTTAAACTCAACTTCTAATTTAGAAGCTAATTGATCATAATTAGTAAATTTGTGTCTAATTATATCAAATTTTTCATCCATTGGGTAAAATGAACTGCTTAAAACAGTATCTTTTGCCTTTTGAATATTTTGTATTTGTATTTGCATAAAATTCTCCATTATTTCACATCTTAACCCTCATGGTTTTTTAGGCCATAAGGGTTAAAAATTTACTTTTTAGTTCCAATTAATGGATTAATAGATTTTAAATAAGCAATCATTTCGGGTTGCTTATTATCATAATCATCTATGCTTTCTCCAGCATAATCTAATCTTGATAAACCCTCTTCTAAAATAATGTAATTAAATCTTTTCATTATTTTATTCCAAGTTTTATAACTTGTTTTAAAAGATTTAAGATTATCATGATATAATAATAAACCATCCGCAATTTGATTTATGTTTAAACCAAATGTTGGTCTTATTATAATATATTCCATATAATCGCCGTTTTTAGCTAATTTAGTAGCCATATTGTTATCCTCCGTTGTTAATTATAAATAAAAACCATCTAAAAATTTAGGTGGTTATCATTTGTAATTGTGATTTATTTAGAACTATTGGATGGTTTTGATATCAACTTAGCCGATAAAGATAAACTAACCCTCGGCCAGGAATTTCTACTCGGTTGATATTCCAATAGGAATTTTTAGATCCCTGTAACCCTTAAAGTTGCGGTTTAGCCCCATTTTACTGGTATTTTAATATACCCGCTGAATTTTTATGTTTTTTACTTTGTAGATCCTGAACTAAAAAGATAATTAATAAATTAAAATTAACTATCCATATTTATACAACACCATAGCAAATAAGAAAGCTTTATTATATAATAAATAGCAATTAGTTTCCTTATATACGTAGGCCGATAATTATATACATTTTTTGTAGATAAATAAACACTACGAAAATGGAAATATTTTGGAATTTTCTGCGATTGATTTGAACCTGTCTGTAAGGTATAGATTTTGAAATCCTATTTCTATGTCTTACAGAAAAACTAAAAATAAACTAATATTATAAGCTTATATAATTATATGAATATATTCCTATTTCTATACCTTACAGAGAAGCTAAAAACTAATTGATTAATCTATTTTTATAGCCAATATATTAATATCCTCCAATGTATTGGCTTTATAAATAGATTAATTATTAAAGGAGGATAAAATGCGTGATAATTATCAGTGTGAAGACTGTAAAAACACAACTAACCCGGACCAATTTGCATGTAATTGTTTATGTATAAATTGTGGTCCATGTGATGGAGATTGTCAATATGGCAAGAAAGTTCAAAACCTTTGTGGAACGAGCCAAACCCAAAAAACGGGTAAGGACTCATAAAAAATCTTTAAATAAAGATGAAAAAAGAAGTTATAAAAAATATAACAGACAAGGTAGAAGACAAAAATAATATAATAAGGAGAAAATAAATATGTTATTAAATAATGTAGATCTAAGTTGGGTTAAACTTGACCCTAAAAACCCTGATATGGGATTTGATAAAAAATCACCTCAGTATTCTTGTACTGTAAAAACTGCAGATAAGATTGCTGCTGAGGCTTGGAAAAAAGCTGGTATAAATGTAAAACCAGCAGAAGAAAATGGAGCGGTTGTTTATACTGCGGCATTAAAAAAGAAAATTTATGCTGATGTAGATGGTAAATATAATACTGCACCACCACCTGTTGTGGACAAAAGTTTGCAACCTATTCTTGATACAAGTACTATCGGAAACGGTTCCAAAGGTAATGTACAAGTTAAATTTAAACCATATGAATATATGGGTAAAAAGGGTATATCAACACAGTTGTTAGCTTTACAAATTACTGATATAATTGAATATCAAAATGCTGATAAAATTGAATTTGAAGCAATTGATACAGATAAAGACGTAATTTAGTTAGCATAAAATAATATTGGCTGGGTTTAATCGCCCAGCTAATTCTATACCTTACAGAATAGGAAATTATGTTAGATAAAATGTTTAAATTACACACATTTAATATTGATAAGAAATGGTTAGATTTAATTAAGTCAGGTGAAAAAAAATCTGAAATTAGAAGATATTATTTACCATTAGAAGGTAAAAAAGTTGGTTTAATGAATAATGATACTGATAGAATAGAATTGATTATAACTATAGGTATGATATTAGATTTAAAAGGATTGGAAGAAGATGATTTAGAATTAATATTTGAAGAAGCTAAAATTGATGAAGAATTTAAAAAATATTATCCTTGTAATTATTTATATACAATTAAAAAAGTTGAAACGGTTCATTAATGAAAACAATTATATTAACATTATGGTTTATAAGTGGTAGTTCAATTGACTTAACTGTTAAAGTAGCTCCTGGTGAATTTTGTGAAGATGTTTATATGAAACAAATTGTTTGGAAAGAAAATCCAAATTATAAACCAGGTAGTTATGATATATGGGGTTATTATACTTATAATAATAAACCTATATTTGCTCATACTTGTATGGAGCAAAATAAAAAAACTTATTTTTATTATAACGAAGGAGAGTAATATGATTATAGGAGTTGCAGGATATAAAGGTTCAGGAAAAGATACAATAGCAAATGTATTACAAACAAGTTTTGGATTTAAAAAAATGTCATTTGCACAACCAATAAAGGATCTTATCCATCAAACATTTGGTATTGATAAAGCAATATTATCTGGTGATGTTGGTGAAAGAATATTTAGAGAAGAACCTATGCCAGGTTGGTTTTATTTATCTCCAAGAGATATGATGCAAAAAATTGGTATGGCATTTAGAGATGAATTACATAAAGATATATGGGTAAAAATATTAGAAAATAAAATTAAAAGTAAAAAACAAAATATTGTTATACCTGATGTTAGATTTAGAAATGAATTAGAATTAATTAATAAATATGGTTTTTGTGTTGGTGTTAAAAGACCAGGATATAATGGTGATGAACATAGATCTGAGCATGCTTTAGATGATATTGAATTACCAATAGTATTTAATAATAATAATTCACAAGAAATGCTTTATGCAAAAACATATAATTACTTTAAGGATAAATTAAAATATGAAAATAATATATGATATTGAAACAAACGGTTTATTAGATACAGTTAGTAATATTTGGATAGCTGTTACTAAAAATATAGAAACAAATGAAATAATTACATTTAGTGATTATGATCCAGATAGCAAACCGTTAAATGAATTAATACCATATTTAAACAAAGCAGAAGTGCTTATTGGACATAATATTATTGCTTTTGATAATGTTATATTACATAAATTATTAAATTGGGAACCTAATAATATTAAATTTATAGATACAATGTTATTATCTCAAATGAATAATTATAGAAGAGAAGGAAAACATTCATTAGGTAATTTTGGTAAATTATTAAATGATGCTAAAGGTGATTTTAAAGAATTTGATAAATATTCAAAAGCAATGAAAATATATGCAATTCAAGATGTAAATTTAAATCATAAAGTTTATAATTATGTTGTTAAAGAAGCACATGAACTTATAACAAATAGACCTACTTATAAAAAAGCATTACAAACTGAACATGCTATTGCTGAATTATGTTCTAAACAAGTTAAAAATAAATGGAAATTTAATTTATCATTAGCTAAAAAACATTATGAATATTTAACTTTTGAAATGAAAAAAATTGAAGATAAGGTTAATCCAACTTTAAAACCTAGAAAAGTTATGATTGATAAAGAACCTAAAACAGCTAAATATTTACAAGATGGTAGATTTAGTTCTGTTAGTGCAAGAATGTTATCACAATTTTTAGGTGAGGAAATTAAACAAACTGATACTAATAAATGGAACTCTAATGATACATTTCAAAGATATCAAATGATTGAAGCAGATCTAGGTAATATGGAACAAGTTAGAGGTATGTTATTAGATTGTGGATGGAAACCAACTCAGTTTACACCTAAAGGAGAACCGAAAATAACTGAAGATAGTATACATACTATTGAAGGTGATTTTGGTAAAGAAATACTTCATTATTATAGTTTAAGATCTAGACATTCAGTTTTAAAAGGTTGGATTGAATTAGCTGAACAAAATAATGGACGTGTTTATGTTGAAGCATTTAATGTAGGTACACCAACATTTAGACAAAGACATTCTAAAATAGTAAATGTACCAAATGTTAATTCATTTTTTGGAAAAGAAATGAGAGAAT